ACTGCTGAAATATCGGCTGCAATAAAGGCATTGGATAAGAAATGAAAAAATTAAAATTTATTATAGAATCTAAACAAGATGCTTTTGGAGTTTCTCCTGAAAAGTTTAAAAAGGATATTTCAGAAGGCGGAAAAGATTATGATTATATGCATGAAGTTGCACAGAATCACTTAACAGGCGATACTTCCCATATAAAAAGAAATGAAAAAAATGCTATTTCTCGGTGGACACAAAATTCTCCTACAGGATATAAAGAAATTAATAGCCATCTAAGAAATGGAAATGGTGATAAAGAAACAAGAGAAATTACTGGCCATTTAGAAAATGCTGTTCGAGGACATTCTATTCCCCATGATACATGGGGATATCGTGGAGTTCATTCTGTTCATGCTAAAAATTTAGATAAATTAAAATCTGGCGATGTTTTTCATAATAAAGGATTTGCTTCTACCACTCTTGATCCTAATAAGGCTACGCATTTTGCCAGGGGCGAACATATGCTTGCTGTTCATATTCCAAAAGGAACAAATGCCTTATATGTAAGCCATCCAAATTTAAATTCTTGGACTTCTGAAAGAGAAATGGTTCTTGCTCCTAGCACACATTATAAATATAGCCATTCTGAAAATATTGAAGCGCCTGAATATCATTATTCTGGTTCTCCTACAGGAAAGACAAAGAAAATCAAACTTCATCATGTAGAGGCTATTCCACAATCACAAGATAATTCTATTCAGATAGACAAATGAAAAAATTAAAAAATATTATAAATGAAGAAAGTGAAATTGAAGAAAAATATAGAAGAGAAAATGAAGCCTTAAAATCTTCTCAGAAACTTCATGAAAGTCTTTCTGATCATTATAAAAATTTTACCGAAGATCATATAGATAATATTAAAAAATATACAGATGATTCTTATGGAATCAATAGTTATTTATGGAAAAAACATAAAGGAGAAGAAATAACAGAAGAAGATAAACATTATGCTTTAAAACATTCTTCTCCTAAAATTGAAAAAATGGATTCGGCCTTAAAAGCCCATAAAACTCCTTATGATTTAGAAGTTCATTCCGGCACAGATCATGATCCAAGAGAATTAAAAAATTCCGAGGGAATTATGCATCATCCGGCATATCTTTCTACTTCTCTGATGCATAATAAGGCTACAGATTTTGCAGGCGTTGGTAAAGACGGAAACAAGCATGTTTTATCTATAAATGTTCCTAAAGGAAGCCATGGTGCTTATGTCGAAAATCATTCTTACAGTCCTAATGAAAGAGAATTTATTATTCCCAGAGATTCTAAATTAAAACATATTTCAACAGATGTAGAAACAAGAAAACATTCTATATATGGACATATAAAGATTCATACACATAATATGGATTTGGTTTAAATAATGAAAAAATTATCACAAATATTGGAATCAGATAATTTCAAATCTAAAATTTTCGATACTTCGGCCTGGAAAAAATCAGGTCCAAGAATGGGATCAAATCCAGGTGGAGTTTATACGGATGAAAATAATAAAGAATGGTATGTAAAACATTCTAAATCAGATGACCATGCAAAAAATGAAAACTTGGCCAATCATATTTATAGAAGACTTGGCGTTCCCATACCGGATCATCAATTAATTACACATTCTGGTGGTAATAAATTAGGTACAGCTTCTCCCATGTTGAAAATTAAAACTTTTAATCCACATTCAGATGATGATAAAAAACAAATTCAAAAACATTTTGCCGCTCATGCTTTTGTTGCCAATTGGGATACAATAGGAACTCGTAATGATAATCAGGCTCATGGACCAAAAGGAATGACAACCATGGATGCTGGAGGTTCCTTAAATTATAGAGCACAAGGAAGCCCAAAAGGACCTGCTTTTGGAAATAAGGCAAATGAATGGGATAGTCTAAGAGAACCTTCAAATTTTCAGGCTCATAATGTCTTTGGTTCCATGAAACCACATGATTTAATTAATTCTGCAAAGTCTGTTGCCAATTATAAAGATTCGGATATACATTCTGATGTACATATGCATGGACCTGGAGATATTAATGATAAAAATGAACTTGTCAATAAATTAAAATCTCGTAAGAGAGATATTATCGGAAAAGCCAATTCTCTTGCTTATCAACATGGCATTAAACCCATAAAAAATATTGATGATTAAAATAATACAGAAAGTATAGTAAAAATAATGAATTCTAGGAAAGAATTAAGTTATCGAGGAAATACTTCTCTTAAAAAACCAGGAGCCAAGATTGAATTTACTCCTGAACTTATTGAAGAATATATAAAATGTAAAAATGATATCATTTATTTTGCAGAACATTATTTTAAAATTGTAACCGAAAAAGGTTTGGTTCTTATAAAACTTAGAGATTATCAAAAAGAAATGATAAAATCTATGTCTGAAAATCGTTTTACCATATCAAACCAAAGTCGTCAATCAGGAAAATCCGAAACATTTCGTATTTTTTTAACTCATTATATTCTTTTTAATGAATATAAGACAGTAGCTATCCTTGCAAATAAAGGTGATACTTCAAGAGAAATATTATCTAAACTTCAACTTTCATATCAGGCTTTGCCTGCATGGCTACAGCTAGGTGTAATAGATTTTAATAAAGGTTCTTTTACCTTAGAAAATAATTCTCGCATTATTGCTACATCAACATCAAAAAACTCTGCACGTGGTTTTACTGCGCATTGTATCGTACTTGATGAGATGGCCTTTATTGAAAATTTCGCAGAATTTTATGCAGCGGTATTTCCGGTAATTTCTGCTGGTGAAGAAACAAAAATAATAATAACTTCTACACCAAACGGCATTAACCATTTTTATGATTTCTGGAAAGGTGCCATAGAAAATAAAAATGGGTTTTATCCAATATTTGTTCCTTGGGATAAAGTACCGGGTAGAGATATTAAATGGAAGACAGAAATTCTTAAAGGTCTTAATAATGATCTTGAAAAATTTTCTGCTGAATTTGAATGCGAATTTCTTGGCTCTTCAGGAACATTAATATCAGGATGGAAATTAAAACAAATAATTGGCAGTCAGAAGCAGCCTCTTTTCAAAACAAATGATATAAACCTTAAAATGTATGAAAAACCAATAAAAGAAAATTCATATATAATTATAGCCGACGTTTCAAGAGGAAAAGGTTTAGATTATTCTGCTTTCAGTGTTATAGATGTTTCTGATCTTCCCTATAAACAAATTTGTACCTTTAGAGATAATCAAATTGCGCCTGCTGATTATGCAGATATTATCTACAAAACAGCCAAATTATATAACAATGCTTCTGTTCTTACAGAAATTAATGATATTGGAGAACAAATTGGATATATTCTTCTTATAGAATATGGTTATGAAAATGTTCTTTGTACTGAAAATTCTGGTAAATCGGGAAAAAAGATTTCTTTTGGCGGAAAAAAATCTGACAAAGGCATCAGAACAACAAAAATTGTAAAAAATATAGGATGTTCGACATTAAAATTATTAATAGAACAGGATAAATTAATTTGTTATGATGAAGAGACTATAAACGAATTTGCATCCTTTTCAAGGAAAAAATTATCCTATGAAGCAGAACCGGGAAAACATGATGATATGGTCATGTGTTTAGTCTTGTTTGCTTGGCTGACAGACCAACAATATTTTAAAGAAATGACTAATATTAATACTTCTCTTTCTTTAAGGGAAAGAAGCAATGAAAGAATCAATAATGATCTTCTTCCTTTTGGTTTTATTAATTCTATTTCTCCACCTAAAAATTATGCAGAATATCATGAAGATATAAACATGAATATTCCGTTTAAAGAATATGTAGAAGATATTGAAATTGGTAAAAAAATTATTATTGATAACTGCCAGTGGGAAATTGTAGATTATAAAATGCCGTATTGAAAATTTCGCCATATTTATCATAAAAAACTTAAGAATCCTCTTTTAATAAATAATTCAAAAGAATTATAAAATAAAGGAGACCATTAATGACATTTCCCCTAAGTCCAGGCGTTTATTATGACGAAATTGACCTTACAGCTTCGGTCACTGGCGTTAGCTCTTCAGCCGGCGCTATTGCTGGTATTTTTACATGGGGACCAATGTTTCAGCCTATGCTTATAGGTTCTGAAACACAATTAAAATCTACATTTGGCGCTCCTACAAATTTAAATCCTGAAACATGGTTTTCTGCTGCCAATTTCCTTGGCTATACAAATGCTCTTTGGGTAGTCAGAACTGCAAATACAACATCAAATACCGCAAATGCTGCTCTTAATGCCGTTGCCAACACTGGTGCAGTCGCCAACATTCTAAATGAAGTTATTCTTAATCCTACTACATTTTCTACACAATCATTTACCGATACAAATGTTCTTTATGTCGCAAGATATCCTGGTGCGCTTGGAAATTCTCTAAGAGTTGCACAAGTAGATTCTGTAAATGCCTATAGCTCAAATGTTTCTTTTTCTGGAACAATTATTTCAGGCAATGCTTCTGGAAATTCTTATACCGGAACACTTTCTGTAAATATTGGCTCAAATACAGGAACTATTGTATTTACAAATTCTGGTGGTTCTAACGTAGCAGCAGGAAATACTTTTGCCACAACTTTAATGCAAAGTTTCACTATAGGGGATCAAATTCTTATCGGAAATTCCTCTCTTGGAACAGCCTATACCACTCCATTAAAAATTACTGGAATTTCTAATGCCATCACCAATTCTACTGCTACCCTGGTTAATTTGAGTTTCAACAATCCTTCAAGATTGGCTTATAATTATACAGCCAATACAGTAAAACGATATTGGGAATTTTATAATCAGGTTAATAGTGGTCCTGGCGAAACTCCATCTGTCTTGGCAGTTACTTCAAATTCAAACCTTGTGGATCAATTAAGCGTTGTTATTGTCGATCAGAATGGTCTATTTACTGGCGTTCCTGGTACAATTCTGGAAACATATAACAATGTTTCTTATGCAAAAGATGCTGTAAATGCCGATGGATCAACAGCCTATTATCAGACTGTCATAAATCAAAATTCAAACTATATCTATGTAATCAATGATAGAAATGGCATTACCTCTGCAAATTCTGTTTCTCTTGTAAATTCTACAAATCTAAATCCTCTTTCTCTGAATTTCCAACTTGGACAAGACGGAGATTCCGAAGCCGTAGCTCCATTACAAACTTTGGCCAATGGCTGGCAATTATTTACAAACAAGATTTATCCAATTTCTCTTCTTATAAATGGTAAATCTATCAGCGGAACAGGAACATATAATGGTGCTTCTTATTCTAATTTCCAGCTTACAAACTGGATTGCACAGAATGTTATTGCTCAACGCAAGGGCGATTGTATGTTGTTCTTCTCCCCTGATAAGGCAACTGTTGTAAATAATGCCGGATTTGAAGCATTATCCATTGCAGGATGGTCTTCATTTATCAATCCATCAACATATATTTTCATGGATTCTGGTTATAAATATCAATATGATCGTTATAATAATATCTATCGTTGGATTCCCCTAAATGGTGACATTGCAGGAACAAGAGCATTTACAAATGGAATTTCATATCCATGGTTTTCTAATGCTGGTATCAATAATGGTCTTATCAATAACGTTACAAGATTAGCCTATAATCCTTCTGAAACAGATAGAGATTATCTGTATCCACTTGGTATAAATCCTGTAATCACCGAATCTGGTTATGGAACTTATCTTAATGGCGATAAAATGTTTACAATTCAATCTACTGCATTTAACAGAATAAATGTTAGAGGATTGTTTATCTATTCCGAACAAAGTATTGTCAATGCGACAAAGACTATTCTCTTTAATATTAATGATGTTTTCACACAAAATCAGTTTAAGAATATTGTCAATCCATTCCTTAAAGGAATTGTTGGGGCAAGAGGAATAACTGACTTTATTGTTATTTGTGATGCTAGCAACAATACTGCACAAGTTGTTGATGCAAATCAATTTATTGCCGGTATATACATTAAGCCAGCACATGTGATCGACTTCATTAGATTGGACTTCGTGGCTGTAAGTGATTCGGTTACATTCTCTGAAGTAGAAAATTCTGCTTACTAATTATAAATAAAATTTTATATTTTAAGGCTCATATAAATTAATTTTTATATGAGCCTTTTTATATTGACAAAATATGATCTTTGCTTTATATTTTCCAAATGAAAATTAGAAACAGACCACTCCCATCAGATTTTGTCGATCAATATCATAAACATAATTCTGTACATCAACTCAGGAAACATTATAATTTCAACCAAATTAAAAGATGGTTGAAAGAAACAAACTTGCCAGAATATCCAAAACAAAATCTTGCCAGAGAAGAAAAGATTGGTATTGAAAATATTAAAAAAATTGTTGCCGAATCCAAAACATACTTAGAAATAAAACAGAAAATAAAATTAAATTATGGATTAAATTATTCCAGAGGAAAAATAAAATCCATATGTAAAAGACAAAATATAAACGAAAATCATCTTAATGATAATATCTTTATTCCTTCCAAAGAAGAAATTATTAAATTAATAGATGGTGAGGAAATTAATAAAAAGAAATTATCAGATCATTTTAATGTTCCTTGGCAACATATAGATATATATTTAAAAAAATATAATATAGAATGTGAAAGATATTCTGGAACAATTTTAAAATTACCTGATTTGGATAATTTTAAGAAAGATTCTGAAAAACTTACTAGATTCCAATTGGCCAAAAAATATAATGTTTCATTATCTGTTATTGAAAGATGGGGAAGAGAAAATAATGTTTTTATCAGAAAAGAATCTGATTCTTGGAAATCCTTAAGAGAAGAATATGATCTTCTTAAAGATAAAGTTATAGAATTAAATAAAATTTATGACTGTAAGAAGATTTCTGAAATTCTAAATCTGCCTTATATAAGAATAAGAAAAATATTTACTAGAAATAATATCCCTATTATTTCTCATTCCTATAATAAATCCAAAGGCGAATTGGAAGTCAGAGACTTTATTCTTTCATTAGGCATTGAATGCTTTTCCCGTAAATTTAATTATGACAATAAAACAATGGAAATTGATTGTTTTATTCCTAAGTATAATTTAGGAATCGAATATTGTGGAGAATATTGGCATTCCGAAGAAATAAAAGGCAAAAAATATCATCAAGAAAAAACTCTTTGGGCACAAAAGCAAAATATAAAAATATTAACTATTTTTGAAAATGAATGGATAAACAAAAAAGAAATAATTAAAAGCATAATTAAAAACAACCTTGGTCTTACAGAAAATAAGATCATGGCCAGAAAGTGTATTGTAAAAGAAATTTTTAATTATGAGGCTAATCAATTTGTTGATAAGAATCATATTCAGGGGAAATGTAATTCTTCCGTAAATATAGGTTTATTCTATAAAGACGAATTAAAACAAATCATATCCTTTTCAAAATCCAGATTTAATAAAAAATTCCAATGGGAAATCACCAGAATATCAACAGAATTAGGATGTAATGTTACTGGTGGAGTTTCTAAATTATTCTCCTATTTTAAGGAAAATTATAAACCACAATCTATCATTTCTTATTGTGATCTTAGATTCTCCAATGGAGATATTTACAAAAAATTAGGATTTGAATTTCTTCATATTTCTATGCCCAATTATTGGTATAAGAAAAAGGACGATAATACATTTTTCTCCAGACAAAAATTTCAAAAACATAAATTAGAAAAGATACTACCATTTTTTGATGTAAATTTATCTGAAAAAGAAAATATGAAAAATAATAATTATATTTGTGTATATGATGCTGGGAATTTCTCCTTTATTTGGAAAGATCAAAAATAATAAATAAACAAAAAAGAATACTTTAAGGAGAAAAAATGGCATTCGATATCAACCAATTTATAGCTCAAGGATTGATTTATGGGGGAGCAAGAACTTCAAAATTCGATGTTCAGCTTACTTTACCTACAAATCTTAGTGGTATTGATAATAATGCCGTTAAGAAATTAAATTTTACGTGTAAGGCTGCTGCCATTCCATCTTTTAGAGTGGGAACTGTACAAATTCCTTATTTTGGCAGAAAAATTAAATCTGCTGGTGATAGAGTCTGGGATGATTGGCGCATCACAATCATGCTCGATGAAGATTATACCACAAGAGCATTATTTGAATCCTGGAGCAATTCTATCAATAAATTAGAATCAAATGTCATGCAAACAAATTTTGATGGAGAATTATACAAGGCTTTATGGACAGTAACACATTATTCAAAGGACGGTACACCAATTCGTGTTTATAATATCGTAAATGGATGGCCTGCCAATGTTGGTGCAATGGTCCTTGATTGGGATGGAACCGATAGAATTTCACAATTTGATGTTGATGTTGCCTTTGATAACTTTATTCCTGCTTCTGGGGGAGAAACCCCATGGGTAAATTCTACCACAACAACCTATGCCGGATCTATCTAAAGCTAGAATAAAGATAGATTGTTATAAATCTAGCAAAAAATTATAAGGGGGATAATCTCCCCCTATTTTTTTTAATTATTGACAACCCAATACAGCAGCGGAAAGATTGTACTTTTCGGCTATCTTACGTAAACGTAAAATTACTGCATCCATCCATGTCTGATCTTCAAGAGGCTCTCTATCATGAGCACTTTGTAGTTTCAATAAAAAAAGTGCATTGGGATTTAGAAAATCCAGAGCATCATGTGCATATATCAAACTTTCAACACTTTCATCTTCCATACTTGGATCATAAACTTCATCAGGAATTAAGCAACCTACAGCACATTTAAGGCCTTCTGGAGTTCTAAATTTACATTTTCCATCATCACCAACAGACTTCTTTCCTTGTTTAATCAAGTGAATAGCTACGGTATCAAAAATTTCTTGCTTTGTCATTTTAAATCTCCTTTAAATTTCTAGCACTGCTGTGGAAAGATTGTACTTTTCGGCTATTTTACGTAAGCGCAAGACAACTGTATCAATCCATGTCTGATCTTCAAGAGGCTCTCTATCATGCGCTCGCTGAAGATCATTTAGAAGAGCATCAAATGGCTGCAAAAAATTCAGGCTAACATAGTTCACAAATAAGTGACTAACACCATGGCATTCCATCTTTGAAAGATACAATTCATCAGGGATCAAGCAGCCAATTGCACATTTAAGGCCTTCTGGGCCTCTGTAAAGGCAATTGTCATCGGCATCAATAGATTGCTTGCCCTGTTTAATCAGATGAAGAGCTACGGTATCAAAAATCTCTTGTTCTGTCATTTTAAATCTCCTTTAATTCGATATAGCCATATTATCACATGGCACTCTGGTGTCAATAGGAAGTGCTCGCACTTCGATAGGAAAATCTTAGCTTTTTTATAATCTTTTACCATCTACAGACTCTTGCTCTACAGCAGCGACAGCAGCCTCTAGAAAGAGGAGGGATTTTACTCCCTCCTCTTTTCGCTTAAGTATCTAGTACTGCAACAGAGAGATTGTACTTTTCAGCTATCTTACGTAAGTGTAAAATTACTGCATCCATCCATGTCTGATATTCAGGATGCTCTCTATCATGAGCACTTTGTAGTTTCGATAAAAGAAGTGCATTGGGATTTAGAAAATTCAGAGCATCATAATTACACATCAAATCACTAACACTTTCATCTTCCATCTCTGGCCTGTAAACTTCATCAGGAATTAAGCAGCCAACAGCACACTTCAGACCATTTGGGCCTCTGAAAAGGCAATTGCCATCGGCATCAATAGATTGCTTTCCCTGCTTAATCAAGTGAAGAGCTACGGTATCAAAAATTTCCTGTTCGCTTTTCATCAGATTATTCCTTTTCTTTCTAAAACGAGTTTTTCTAAATGAGAAGTTGCTTGTTTTATATAATCAGCCATAACCAACAAAATATCCTGATATTCGGGATCATCAAGATTTTCTTCGGTAATTTCTGGTCTCATATCAGCAGTTGCCTCACAAGCATAAAGAAAATTATCCATAAATTTTTTCTATGGACTAACTGACATATTTTATTTCCTTTCTT